AGGGTCATAATGTCGATAATTTTGTATTGGCTTGTTTGAATTGTAATATTAAACGACGTAATAAAGCATCGGACAAATTCTTGTTTACAAAGAATTTAAATATTATAAAAAAAAATTAGGATTTAAAAATAAAATATATAAATAAATATACAAAATGACAGAATACATTAGAGCTTACGAGTATGAAAAAAACGTGAATCCTGTCTTGAAAAGTATTCCAGTGGATAAAAAAAATATTGCTGAATGTGGTTATGGTATAACTTTCATCGACTTTTCCGAATTATACAATGTGGATTATAAATCTACCACGCCAAATTTATTAGCAAGTTTTATTAAAATTAAAGCACATAGCATTTTTAGTGAAAATTCAAAACTTGATAAAAATCCCCAATTTAATTCATCATCAAATTTATTTTATATAATGAATGGATCATGCGAAATTCAGTTAGACGATGAAACCCACAACTTATCAGACGGAGATATCTTTATCTTTCCCTTTTTCGAATCTATTCGAATAACCAACACCACTACAGAAGATTTGTGTATCTATTATATCAATGATAGTCCATTGAACAATTATTTAGGATCTCGCCCTGAAAAAAAAATATTCAAATCATCTATCTATTCAAAAGAATTCTTATTAAAGAATTTACACACTTTATCTGATCCAAAAAACAATAGAAAAGGCGTTTTATTGAGTAATGAAGATACAGAACACATTGGTACAAATACAATAACACCTATTTTATGGGCTTTGTATAATGAACTTCCACCTAATACAGTTCAAAGATTACATAAGCATAATTCAGTAGCACTCGATTTATGTATTGGATGTAGTGACAGTGAAAATGTATATACATTGCTTGGTGACGAATTGGATGAAAATGGAAATATTGTAAATCCAATAAAAGTTAATTGGAAACAAGGTGAAATGTTTATTACTCCTCCTGGGTTGTGGCATTCACATAATAACACCGGCGATTCCGTTGCGTACATTTTACCTATACAAGACGCGGGATTATTATTATATCAACGAATTCTAGGAATTGTTTTACACTAAATGATACGAGGTGTAAGAAATATATCATATATAATGCTGTTATATATGATTTGTTTTTGTATTTATTCATCTTCTTTTCGTTCTCTAAAATAACTCATGATATCATCTCTGAATTCTTGTGAAAATTTATCAGTTGGAAGGAGTATACCATTATTATCATATGAAATAAAATCATTGGGTGAAAATTGATGCTTCGACAAGATTTCCGTTCTCTCGCCATAATATCTGTTTTTCTTTTTACCATGATAATGATGTCGTATAATGCCAGGAACATATCCCAGGCGTAATCCTTTTGCTTTATTTCCAAATTCTATCATACTATTATTATAATCATCACTATATTTACTATTAGTGTAATGGGTTACTTTGTTTATGAATGAAAAAGCCATTATATTATCACCTGAACCTAAAATGCCAACATCATATATCTTACCTATTTTTTCGTAACCCTTTCGAGTAATTGCCCAAGCAAACCCTGGATGCCAAAAATCCAATCCTTTTTTAGCAAAATCTTTTTTCGTATAATAATTATAACCAAAACTAGAAAAAATATTTAAAGTGGATTCGTCTTTATCCATGTCAATAGCATGACTAAACAATTGTACGACATCTTTGTATCCATTCAAAATTTTTAGTGTGTCAAGTGCCCATGTATTACTGTCGAATTCAACATCGGCGTCAATCCAAGCAAATGCTTTGTAATTTTTAGGCAATAATTTTTCCACAGCTATATTAATCATATTTTCTTTGTGCCACAATGGAACATCTGTTCTTATTTGTAAATGATTTTTATTATTACTTTTTGTTACCATAAATTTTTGATCGTTGTATGCTAACTCTACAATATACAATGTTACATATTCTTCATCATTCATTCTACTAACAAATTGATTTAATAATTTGTATCTCGTAGCATATAAACATGGATTTGATACAACAATAATAACATTTAACTTATCTTCTATAGGCAAATTATTATTCAGAGCATATTTTATATCATTGATTTTATAATCAATATCATCGATTTCAATTCCATTAATTACTGTCATATTATTTATATTTTATATATTTATTTTTTTAAATAATTACTTATAAAAAATATTTGTAAGTATAAATATAACTATGAATACAATGAATACCACGAATAATTCGAAGATGTACAAAACACTAATTCAATGGAAATGGACTAAAGGTGAACCATATGATCGGAGTAAACGTCCAACGAAAGAGGTCAATGAAGAACAATTTTCTAAAGAAATTGAAACGTCTGCTTATCAAACATCGTTGAATCACGACGAGAATACATGGGATTTGATGAATAAAAATTTTGTATCGTTCAATAAGAGAGAAGACACTGATATGAAATTGTCAGAGCGTCAAATGGTCTGCCAGATAAATATGAATCCGTATTTAACAAATAATAGTTACGTAGATGACCTCAGTGTCCACGATCAATTTTTAAAACCAATTTCCACTAATTTTGGTAGAGAGAACGTGGAAAATAATGATAAATAATTATACTATGCGTCCAAATATTTTTGGAAATACGAATTTATTTTTTCGATGTAGAGGTATTTTCAAAAAAAATAATCCTACTATGATGAAAGTTAATCCTAAATATTGATAAATACTATTGAACCGTTCACCGAGAATTATCATAGCAGCAATAGATTCAATTATAGCGCTTATACCATCCCACGCACCGTTTACTAATAAAATCGTGGAACCCTGTAATGATTTGATCAAAAAATATATGACACCAATGTACCCAGTCGTACCAAAAACAAATGGCATTATACCACCTCCGTTAGCAAAACGCTGAAAGCCAAAATCACCAACTATTTCACATAAAGTCAATGCTCCAATTTCTATGAAACTCATTAAATTATATATAAATATAAATTATAAATAAATATAAATATAAAATGGAAAAGACTTAAAAATGTTTTATGAATTAGTTTAAATATATGAATACTTTATCGTCTACTTATGTGACTCAAAATGATTTATTATTAAATAATTTAATTGAATTTTATAAAGATGAAACTAATTTGAGTACAATGTTGAAGATCATCACTGGAGAATCTCCTATTTCTTTAAGAATCGTCGATTGGTTTGCTACAAATTATGCTAAAAAAAATTATACGTTATACACAATAACGGATTCTTTCGGAAATATAAAACGGTTCAAGGTTTATTTTGATTATAAATTAAAATTAAAAGCATATAGTAAGCGCAGATTTGATCCTTTTTGTAGATGGGAAAGAATTAATATTCCTTACCAAGGAGAAAAATTCATTGAAACCACGATAGGTCAATTGAATTTCTTTAAATGGGCCATTGAAAATAAAGTTATTAATTACATAGAAGAAAATTATGAGGTTATTGAAAAGGATATGAATTCTAGAAATAGCACATCCAAAAGGAAAGAATTGAAAATAGACAATACAAAAACGCGTAAAAAGAGAGAAGAGTTATCCATATCAGCAACGAAGAGCATTAAAAAAGAGGAAGTTGAAATTGTCGTTCAGTTTCATTAAAATAATGACAAACATTTACAATTTATGTATTTTATATTTAAATATATTTTAATTACAATTACTAAGATATAAGTATTGTTATGGGAAATATTGTACAAACCATGAATAGAATTAATTTTGAAGACATACAATTTTTATTACATAATCCAGATAAATATATAATTATAAACACACTGGGGAGCAACGAACAAGATTGTTTGATACCTAACACAATTGACCCTGAAAAAGAAATCGCAATTATAAACCAGTTACTTAAAAATGGGTCGAAGTTTAAAGATCACTACGTGAAAATCATTGTTTATGGTAAAAACTCCAATGATGATACTATTTACAAAAAATATAATCAATTATTATCCTTGGGCTTTCGCGAAGTCTATGTTTATACAGGTGGTTTATTTGAATGGTTGTTATTACAAGACGTATATGGTCACAAAGAATTTCCAACAACAAAAAAAGAACTAGATATTTTGAGATATAAACCGAGAAAAATATTGAATGTATCCTTATTAGAATACTGAATTTTACGAGATTGTTACATTGTTACATCGATCCATTTTTATCTATTTCTAAATTACACAATTCATCTGCTCGAGTATTAAAATTTCGATAAATATGTGAAAATGTGATGTGTGTGAATTTTGTTTTTAAATTATTCGCGAATTTATGTAATTCGATTAAATTAGGCGATTTTACTTTATTTTCCCCATTCATTTGTTTGATTATTAACATAGAATCTCCTTCTACTGTTAATTCTGTTATATCCAATTCAATTGCTTTATTTAATCCCAGGATCAATCCCATGTATTCAGCATAATTATTGGTCTCATTATATCCAACTAATTTTGAACCAGCCCATATTTCGATATCATTTTGATAAATAACAGCACCTGAAGCAGCGAATCCAGGATTTCCTTTACTACAACCATCGAATCGCATTAAAAACTCTGTTTTGGGGACTATTTTCGCATTATGATTTTGTAAAATCGCAGTTACGTTGGAAAAACTTGATCTTATTAAAGAAGACATTTCTATTTCTATTTTATATTGGTTTATAAAATAGAAGACAATTAAAGAATCAATTTTTTTATAAAAATAAAACAAAACAAATCAAACAAATCAAACAAATCAAACAGAATACAAAAAATAAGGAACCATATAAACAAGAATGATCAAAATTATCACATTCCAATTAAAAGATACATTAGATAATAGGTAACTTGATAATAAAACAGTAGAAATCATCATTGAAGCGTCTGCTATAAGTATACTCACCCCATTTTCTTTAGCATAATCCGAAAAAACATCCAATACTTCACTGTATCCTTTTTTAACATAAGAAAAATATTTATAAAAAGACAAATCATGTATCAATTGGACAATTACTACTAATAGTAAAAACCACCCAATAGACCATTTCCATTTGAAATAACTATAAATAAAGCGAGCAATAATGATTCCAATAACAATACTCAATACATCAGCAATAAAAGCACCAAATCGGAATTTTACATACCACGTTTTTAATGTAGTTGTATGTATTCTCTTTGACAATAATAAATAAATTACAAATAAATCGGTAATAATAGCAGCGTTTAAAATAGGAAGTAAATCTGACGTTTTGTGAAAATTTGAAATATTCATAACACGCTGGTTTTCTATATTAGTATTTTATAAAATTTTTTTATTCATAAAAATTGTATAATATTCAATGTATTATTTTAAGCATTGAGTCTAAATTTTCTAAATCAATCAATGCTTTTTTATGTAACAAAGCAGATTTATTTTTGGAATAATTTGTTACAAATAAATTATCTCTCCGATAATTCAATATTCGATTTTCAAATAGATCTTTCGATTCATTCAATGAATCTGTGTAATTATATTTATGACGCATCATTCTATAAATAATACATCTATCTAAATCATATGCTGCTAAAAGATCCGCTTCCCTTACAATATGATAAGCATGTTGATATTCTCCCAAATCAGGAAAACCATTTACTTTTACTTTTGAATAAGACATTGTTTGAATTATTTTTGAAACAACATCTAATTCATCATCTGGTAAATATCCAGTCATATGATTCTTTATATTTATTATACCATTATTTTCATCTAGATATTTTTTATCACACATGTCATGAACAATCGCAGATAAACTAATAATTTCTCTCTGATCTTTAAGATACGGAAACTTGTTCACTTCATCTTCATAAATATTATTCGCGTAATTAAACACTTCCAAACTATGTTTAAGTGCGTGAGATTCATCAATGTTATACTCTTGACTTGTTTGTATGACAAATCGAAATGCTTGATTTATAAGATTTACTAAACTCATCAATTTCATTTTACGGTTTACTCTTTAATATTGAAAATATAAAAATAAAAAATAAAAAATAACATATCAATTTTTTAATTTATCTTGTATATCTTGTATATCTTGTATATCCGGAATATTTACTATTTCATTGAATAAACAAAATTATTTATTTCTTCTAACCATAAATCTAGTTGTTTTACATTTTGCTTGATATCAACATTTCCATCTAGTTCTAAAATCTGAACACTCAGAGACGACTGTTCTGAATCAGAAATCATATTTTCATGATATTCATCACAACTGGTTAAATAGCTCAATGGGATTTCGGATTCTCCTACTCGCGACCTTTCATGAATTCTATGAAAACAAACCTCCGGTGCTGATTTAATATAAATAATTTTATTAATCGGAAAATCAGAAGCAAAACAATCAGACCATTTTAAATATATTTTATACATAACGTCTTCAATATTTCCAGATTCAAAAAGCATTTTTGCAAATACCATTTTATCTGTATTTAAACTACGTTCGGTAATAATAATTTTATCCGGATTTTGTTTTATCGTATTTTTTAATAATGCTAACCGTGAAATATACGCCATCATTTGAAATGGAAACGAATATTTTTTTTGATCACTATAAAATTTTTCCAACATGGTATGATTATTGTTGTCTTTAATATCCTCCCACTCATCTACTGGTTCTTTTAAAAATATTATATTATCATTGTTCTTGTATTTTTCTCTCAAATTTTCCAAAAGTGTTGATTTTCCTGAGCCAATATTTCCTTCAACAGATATAATTTGCGACATTTTATTTTAATTGATTATAATTTTAAATATGTATTTATTCTATTTCAATTTTAAAAAAAAATGATAAATTTAAACAATTCTAAACAAATAAAATAACTAAAACAAAATGGATTTAAATCAAAGAAAATTAATAAAATCGGAATGGGAATCAATAGAAATCCCGGTTTCAAATGATGAAATTGATGTTCTTAAATTAATTATGAATGGATTTCATGATGTAAATATAAGGGTAAATAATAATAATTCGATATTTTCATTTTTAAAAATTGAATATTCTACAAAAATGGAAGACTATTTGTACAATAAATATTTGAGGGAAATTGTAGAAAAGATAACTAGTTGTTATAATTTAAATGATACTATAAAAATAGATGTTCATAGTGATATTCATATTAAATCAGCTGATAAAATTAGATTGGAACGAAATAACACAGACAGTTTAAAATCGATTAATTTATATGAATATGTATTATTAGATTACGTAGATAAATATCTATTCAACTGTGTAAAAAAAAATCATAAAAATCTTCAGGTATTAAATTATTATACGTTATATAAATTATTAAAGAACAATATTTCTTCTATAAATAGACATGTATTGAATTTTTGTAATCAAATTATTGAAATATACAGAGATAAAATAGATGTGATTGATTTTATTGAAAATTCTGTAGAATTAATAGAAAAAAATACAGATTTATTGAAATACAATGATATGATTTTATATGATCATCAAAAAGAGATTTTTACCATTTGTAAAAATCCGTGTTCTAAATTAATTCTCTATATGGCTCCGACTGGTACAGGAAAAACATTGACTCCTCTTGGTTTATCAGAACAGTATAGAGTTATATTTGTGTGTGCCGCGAGACACGTTGGACTAGCACTAGCAAGATCTGCTATTTCTATTAATAAAAAAATAGCTTTTGCGTTTGGTTGCGCTAGTGCCGACGACATTCGTTTACATTATTTTGCCGCTAAAGACTATACTACCAATAAAAGGAGTGGTAGTATACAAAAAGTAGACAATAGTAATGGTGTCAATGTCGAGATTATTATAAGTGATATCAAATCGTTTTTACCAGCAATGTACTATATGAAAGCATTCAATCATGATGATAAAATTATTGTTTATTGGGATGAGCCCACTATAACTTTGGATTATAAAGAACACAACTTTCATTCAATAATCAAACAAAATTGGAGTGAAAATAGTGTTCCTACAGTAATCTTATCTTCCGCAACTTTACCGAAGATTCACGAATTAACTGAAACCATTGCTGATTTTAAGAGTAAATTTAAAAACAGTGAAATTCATTCTATTATTAGTAATGATTGTAAAAAATCAATTCCTATTATTAATAAAAATGGTTACATTGAATTACCTCATTATTTAACGAATGATTGTGAGAAGACAAAACAAATAGCAAGACACTGTAACGACTATTTAACATTATTGAGATATTTGGATTTAAAAGAGATTGTCGACTTTGTTATTTATATAAATAAAAATAATTTGATCAATGAAAAAAACAAAATACAGCGTTATTTCGAAACAATTGATGATATTAATATGAAAAACATTAAAACATATTATGTAGAATTATTAATGAAAATTGACAATACAAAATGGGAACAAATATACAATCATTTTATACAAAAAAGAACTCCTAAATTAATTGAAAATACTGTAAATACTGTAAATACTGTAAATACTGTAAATACTGTAAATACTGTAAATGAAACTAAAAATACTACAAGTTCACACATTTCAAGAATAAAGAGTATTGGACCAGGTGTAACGGTGGAATCTTCCAATAGCAAACCGCTTTCTCGAACTATTACAGATCCTTATCTTAATAATAATAAACAAGTGATAGGTAGTTCAGGTATTTTCGTATCAACCAAGGATGCTTACACATTGACAGATGGACCTACAATATTTATTTGCGATGACATTGAAAAGGTAGCAAAATTTTGTATTCAACAAGCAAATATACCATCTATATTAATGGATGAATTAATGAAAAAAATAGAATACAATAATATTTTGAATCGTAAAATTGATGAATTAGACAAAGAATTGGAATATTTAAAGGAACAAGAAGAGAATAAATTAAGCAGCAAAAATGATTCGTCTGGGTCTGGTAGTTCAAGCATAAAAGGTAAGTCTCTAAAAAATGTTAGAAAATTTAATAGAGAAACAGACAATGTAGATGAAAATAAGAGCAAAAAATCTAGATTAATAAAAGAGATTGAAGGTTACAGACAAATGATTAAAAATGTATCTTTGAATGAAACATTTGTCCCGAACAAATTACACCATTTTAAAAAATGGGCAGAAGGGTTAGACACCAAAAAATCGTTTACAAGTGACATAAAAGAAAATATTGTAAATGAAATATTATTATTACATGGCATTGATGACACATGGAAAATATTATTATTGATGGGAATCGGTGTATTTATTAATCACGAAAATATTAAATACACTGAAATTATGAAAAAATTAGCAGACGAACAGAAATTGTATATGATTATTGCTTCAAGTGACTATATTTATGGGACAAACTATCAATTTTGTCATGGGTATATTAGTAAAGGCATGAATTTAACCCAGGAAAAAATAATCCAAGCTATGGGGCGAATAGGTAGAAATAATATACAGCAAAATTACTCGCTGCGATTTCGAGATGATGAACAAATAATGAAAATATTTACATCAGAAGCGGATAAACCCGAAATAATTAACATGAATTTATTATTCAATAGCAATAAGAATATTATTTGGAATGGCCAAAGCTTTGAAGAAAGATTATTACAGAATCCCGCCTCTTAAACGAAGAACTAAATGAAGAGTTGATTCTTTTTGAATATTATAGTCATTCAATGTTCTACTATCTTCTAATTGTTTACCAGCGAAAATAAGTCTTTGTTGATCAGGAGGTATACCTTCTTTCGATTGAATTTTTTGCTTTACAATTTCAATGGAATCCGATGGATCGACTTCTAAAGTTATTGTTTTTCCTGTAAGTGTTTTTATAAAAATTTGCATTATTGTAACTATTTTATATAATCTAAATATTTTTATATTGGTTCACATAAAATATAATTTATTTTTTCACAGCAAATGGTCCACTCACTAATTCACTTTGACCATTGTCTGTTTTTCCGACAACAATGTTTTCACCTTCAAATAATTCTGAACGAATATCAGCAACAGAGATGTCTTCTTTTTCTTTGAAAAACGTCTCGTTTGTATTAGTAGTATTGACACCAATAAGGTTGCCTTCATCATCGATTGTTTGCGTCAAGGTGTTACCACTCTTTTCAGCCTTTTTGATATTTTCTTCAATTGCTTTTTGTTTTGTTTCTTTGATACGTTGATCAAAACTCATTTTTGCGTTTGTTTCATTTTTCTGTTTTTCGTGCATTAATTGATTCAATTCTTCTTCCATGTATTCAACGCGACCAGTCTTGTATGGTTCAGGGTCCCAAGGCATCCATAAACCAACTGGACCCACGTAAACATCGTGATTTGGGTCAATTTCTCTTAACATTTTACAACGTAATTCGGCTTCTTCTACCGTTGGATATACTCCTCGAATTTTTAAACCCCGGGTACTTGTCTGAAAATTATGGTTAATACCAAATAATTTCTCTAATTCTTCTTCGTTGTTATCTAAAAATGTTTTGTATTCATCATCCAATGATGATTTTGATAGAGCTTCCTTTTCATCTTTAACAAAGTCCTTAAAATCATTTGTAATATCATCAAATGACAAATTATATTTATATGAAATAAAATTCAAAAACTGAACAAATTTTTCCATAGACTTGTTGAAATCCCATTTCTTTAGGAATTCTTCAAACAAAAACAACTCCTTTTGTTTAATAATTTTTTCAGGAGAAACAAAAGATACGCATGCGAACTTTTGATTAGCGATAGGCTTATCTTCTTCCAAAAGATCAACATATTTAGGATTTTCTTTTCCATTGCTATCTAATTTTTTTTCAAAGCCAGATTTATTTGAAACATTCTTACCTTTAGAAACTCTACTCATTTTAAATTAATTTATATATTTAATTTTAAGTTTTTTATCGCATATAATATATTTTTTTTCTTTTGAATTATTATAATGACTGGTTTAATTAACATTGCAGAGTTAGTCAAAAGAATCATTAAATATTTGGTTGAAGGTTTGATGGTTGCTATTGCTGCTTACGCTATTCCTAAACGTTCCTTAAATATTGAAGAAATTGTATTTATTGCTTTAACAGCAGCAGCTACATTCAGTATTTTAGATACTTATATTCCTAGTATGGGTGTAACAGCTCGTTCGGGAGCAGGTTTTGGTATTGGTGCTAATTTAGTAAAATTCCCTGGTGGATTTTAGACATACAACATACAATACAAATTTATATAATATAATTTATATAGTTATATTATATCATGCCAAGAAAAGTAAAAACAATGAAAAAAAGAAGCAATGTGACGCGTCGTAATCGACGTACTAGACAAAAAAGAACATCTTCAAAAAACAAAAGAGGAGGTGGATATGGTGGTAATCCATATTGTAATGATCCGAATTTTTCTATATTCAATACTAATTTGTTAAAGTTGTTTCCTTATTCAACCTTTGGGAAAGGTTGATAACGTTGATTTGGCTCAACCTTTCTCAAAGGTTGATAACGTTGATTTGGCTCAACCTTTCTCAAAGGTTGATAACGTTGATTTGGCTCAACCTTTCTCAAAGGTTGATAACGTTGATTTGGCTCAACCTTTCTCAAAGGTTGATAAGTGAAAT